GCAGATAAAGTCTCTGACAGAGCGTTCCAGTTGTAAGCATCCTCAACTTGACGCTTAGAATCGTTTACATACTTTGCAATGAGTTTGACATAGGCGTTATCCGATACTGAGGAAGCCTCTGGCTCACGCAGTCGAATCAACACTTCGTTTGTAAGTTCTAAGTAGTTTTTAGTTGCCATATTTTTCCAAGTATATCATACTTTTACATAAAAAGCAAGTGTTTTTTAACAATCCCACTTTTTTAATGCCAATGCTTTACGAGTTGGTCTACCCTTTTCGTCCTTCATAGGACCAGCAACACCGCCCATCCGAGCGCAGAAGCTCTTACGCCGTCCAGCCGCTTTAGGCGACTTTGCAGCCTCTTTAGCAGACACTGGCGGCTTGAGCTTAGAGCCTGTAGTCTTGTTATAGTAGTCTCGACCTTTTTGATTGAGACCGCCTTCTGGGTTCTGAAACGCTTTCTTAGGCATTATTTCTTCTTAGCTGTCTTAGCAGCATCCTTAAAGTCTTTAGCAGAAGGAGCGCCTTTAGCGCCAACCTTCCGCATCTTTTCACCTGAGCCAGCCTTGATACGGTTTCTCTTGGCTGCGATATTGGCGTACAAACCGGGTTTAGTAGCCACGCATCGACCCCATCTTCTTAGCTGGTTTAGCTTTAGGAGTAGTCATCTTAGCACCAGTCTTCATAGCATACGACTTAGCTTCTTTCTTACCCTTAGCGGTGTAGGGGAACTTCTTGTCTTTGACCATTGGCATGATTACTTCCTTTTCTTAGGTTGAGGTTTAGATTGTCCAGCTTTGGATAAAGCGATTGCGATAGCTTGTTTCTGTGGCTTTCCTGATTTCATCTCTTTACGAATGTTAGTAGAGATAGTTTTCTGTGATGTACCTGATTTAAGTGGCATTTTAGTCCTTAATTGTTATACTGCACTGCAGAAGTTGCGTCTAACTCAACAGTAACAATAATAGCCATTGTTGAGCCTGTTTCAGAAGTAATACGAATTTCATCACCTTCTTCTAGTGCAACATAAATATTACCACCACCAAACTGTAAAGTCTTTTTAGCGTCTAAAGAGTATTGGTCAATAACAACAACCTCAGTGTTTTCACTTTTATCGTACCACCACATACTTACTGCTTTGTTATTGCCTGTGTGGTTGCTGATATGTGCTAACAACCAACGACCCACTTGTCGTGTAGGTGTCGTAAAGACGGTTGTCTTGGTGTTTGCTACTAAGTTCTTACCGACTGATAATGAGCGCATGTTTACTTTCTAAATACCATCTCTGAAATATAACTGATGAACGCACCAGCAACTGAGGCAACACCCATCAATGCCCACAGAGAACCTTTACTACGCTCTGCCATAGCCACTAACTTCTTGATGTCTACTTCCAAAGCATCTACTTTACGCTCTAAGTTCTCTACGGAGTTAACTAACTTACCGTACTCTATTGGGTCAATGTCAGCCATGATTACTCATCCGCTGGTAATGGTGTGGCACTATCCGCAGGATAGGGTGAATTGCCTTCTTCAAGCCATTTTAAATAGGCTTGGTAGTCTGTGTTGGCTGGGTCAAAAGGAATGCAAGCATTGTCTGAAATACGCAACACAGAGTTTGTTTCATTTGTAATTAAGTTTTTTATTAATTTATACATAATCATAACTCCGCAGAAGCAGTCCAAGAATCGCCAAAAAATGCACCATTAGTAGTTCCGTTGCTAGCTCTTACATTTCTAAATGCACTTGCTGATTGGTCTGACGCCGTAGATGCAGTAGCTGGAAAACCAGAGGCTGTAACGCTAGTATTTACTATTGTTGGTGAGGCTCGTTTTGGAACAGATAAATAAATAGTTGCAAAATAATTATTAACAGAAGTAACATCGCCTGAAAATTGAACAGCGTTTCCAAATCCACCAAATTCATAATAGCGTTGGCAAAGTGCTAACTCAGTACCATACTGTCTGTATTCAAATCCAGTAGCACTACTTCCTACTTCTAGTTGAACTCCAGTAATGTAGAAGGTTGCTCCGTTTGTTCCTACCACATTAACTGCACCAGTAGCATTTAAATAAGTGTTTGCTGACCAAGAACCAGCAGTTCCTGTGTAAGTCGAGCCAGTTCCAAGATTAAAAATAACTCTAATGCCAATGCCATTTGTTGAGTTAATCCAAGTTCCTGTTGTTGGTCCAGCAATAGTTACTGAAATAGTAGTCCAAGTATTTGCTACAGGAATTGAAAATGTAAACGGATACGCATAATTTTGCGCTGAATTAGTGATTGAGCCACCAAAAGTTCCTGTAAGGCTTGAATATATTTGGAATGATAAAGTTACAGATTTTGCTGATGCTGTTCCCCATCCTAAGTCAGAAATGTTAAAACCTTCTATTAGTTGTGCTACATAATAAATTGCTGTAGAACTTCCAGTAGTAGCCGCACTTGATGTAATTCCTAAATAATTAGTAAATCCTGTTGGCGGTGTAATTGAACCAGCATTTTGCTGTACGGTATATTTTCCAGTTTGTGCGCTACCGTCAAAAGAAGCCAATTTCCATCGGTCTAAACAATATGTGCTATCTACAGCAGAATAACTAGCACCAGCGTTTCTTTGGTCAATAACCATCGCACCGTTAATCAAACGATTCCGCATGACTGAACTAATGGGTGCTAGAACTCCGCCCTGACTGTCTGTTATTCTATCTACAACAGCACCTGTTAAAGTTTTATTAGTAAGTGTCTGGGTATCTGTAGTAGTGACTAAAGTCTTTGTAGCTGGAATGGTAGTACCATTTAGAGTAGTTGTAGTGCTGGAAGTAAGGCTAGAGAACGCACCTGTAGAAGCTGTAGTAGCACCGACAGTAGTGCCATTAATAGAGCCACCAGTAATAGCAATACTAGAAAGATTTACTGAACTAGCAGAGTTAGCAGCAGCAGTAGCAGAGTTACTTGCGTTAGTTGCTGCAGTCGATGCAGTACTAGCTGAACCTGCAGCAGCAGTAGCACTCGCAGAAGCAGCATCGGCATCGGCTTGGACTTCAATAGCAAGTTCACGAACTAATAAGGCTTCACTAGCGGAGTCTGCTACAGCATCTCCTGCACCACCTGCTCCACGATATATACTCATTTATACCCCTTGTCTTGTTTTAATGCACTCTAGGAATACACTAAAACAAACTCCCTAGCCGTAGCTAAGGAGCTTGAGTTGTTACTACTTAGGCGTTTACAGCCAATACGAAGCCAGCTTCTGGACGTACAACTTTAGTGCCGAACAATGTGTCAGCAGTGTAAAGTGTAGACAGATACTCTTGCTTGTACTGTACTTGTGAGCGAACACCAACTTGCTCTGCAAACACGGTTGTGTCTGTGTGGAACAAGAGTGCAGCTTTGATTGCGTCACCAACTGAGTTATCAGCGGCTGTTTCGATAACAGGCATATTGCTTGATACATAAACATCAATGCCATACAACTTACCGATTTGACCATTGTTTACGCCACGACCATCAACGAAGTCAGAGCTGTTATAACGGTCAATACCCATGATTGCATTACGCAGTGAAGGAGGAATTGCAAACTTACGACCATCCATAGGTACGTCAGCGTCGTCCATCAACTGGATTAGCTTACGGAAACCAGCGTCAGTGAACAAGTCAGAGGTGGTTACAGTGTCGAGAGCGTACAGTGTCAAACCTGTAGTTGCATCGATGAAGTACGCATTGCTGTGTACCCAATCAGAAGCGTCGCCGTCGCCAAAAGACTTACCCAAAGCGATGAGGTCGTCATCAACTTGTTTAGCCAAAGCGTAACCTGCATCTTCCGTGTAGAAAGAACGCAGTGAAGACAATGCTTGAACTTCGACGATGTCCTCGATGAAACGTGAGTACTCGAAGTGACGGTTGATTAAAAGCTGTACTTCGCTCTCGGTATCAGCTTGAACCGTTACAGCGGTGTTGGCAGCCTTGAGGCTTGCAACGCCACGAGTTGGTTTAGGGATGTGCAGTGTATCGCCTTTTTTGCCTTTGAAAGACATTTTGCGAACAAGATTAGCCAATACTAGGTTTTTCTTGTAAGCAGCGATAACTTCATCAGACCAGATTTCTGGAATGAACTTGTCTGCGTTTGCTTTTGTTACGACGGATGTTGAACCACCCGGATATGCTGCGCCTACTAATGCCATGATATTTTTCCTTTAATTAGAAATTCTAAAATTACTTAACTCGCCCTTCGCTGTATGCTTGCATGATTTCATCAGACATTTGCATATAACGGTCAGGGTCTGTCATTCTCAGTTTAATAAGGTCTGCTCTACGATATACTTTTCTACTGGTTTCACCAGCACCACCAACATCGACTGTAGCTGCCTTCATTGCCTGTTCTTGAGCTTTGCTTTCTACTGCTACTGATTGTTGAACTTGGTTCTGCTGTTTGATTTGTCTAAGTTCTTTGTAGGTACTTAACAATTCATCAGCGGATTCAAAGTCGAATTCAGCGTCAGCTTTAGCAAACAAATTTAAGCGAATAGCTGAAGATTTAACCCAATCTTGAAATCCGCTATCGGATGCGATAGTGGCAAAGTCTGGGTGCTTCGATGACAGTTGTTGAGCTGTCTTCATGCGCTTCATTTCTAACGCTGCTTGTCTTGCTTCAAGAACTGCAGGATGCTTCTCTACTTGTCTGTTGACCGCACTAGCTGGGTCTGCAAAAAAGTCTTCTTCGAGCGATTCTTCAATAGGCTTCGCTTCCTTAGCCTTAGAGTCGAGTTGTTGTTTTAACAGTTGGTCTGCAAGACTGCGTACTTCGTGAACTTCGTTTGCTTGTCGTCCAATGAGCTTTTCAGCCTCTTGGTGCATCTTAGCAATCTCAATAGCAGACTTACCACGATACTTCTCTGGTAATTCTTCTACTTGTTCATTGACATTAGCTGTTTCAGTTTGTCCTGCAGCAGTGCTGTCAGGTACTGGGGTTGTAACGTCTTGTACTACTTCTTGCTCACTGCTGTTAAACAGTTCTTCTTCTTGAATAAAGTTTGCTGCCATTTAAAGTCTCCCGTCACCGAATCAAGTGATTTTAGGATTTGTAATCTAAGGCTTTATCTCCCGATAAAGGTATCTTAGGCGTTTTGCTTTGCTTCTTGCTTCTGCTTGTCTTCGTGCCTTTTCGCCCATCTATCATAGGCAGCCACGTAGATTGGGTCTGTGCCATCTAAACTCACCCTTACAGGAGAGATAATTCGATTAGCTACTTTCCCACAACCACAGGAGATTGTTGTTGTCTCATAAGCAACATAACCTTCTGTAATATGTTCTTCACTGCATTTAAAATCGTACATCCTACGCATCCTGAGCTGCTCCCGCAGAGTCGTCCTGCAATGATGCGTAAGCCTGTTCTGAAGCAGGTTTAAGGGTAATGAGCCACTGAAGCAAGTCCAGCTGTCCCTTCTTTACCATTAAATCCGATTCATTCTGGATTGATAGCACATGGTTCAACGAATTGAACATGGTCTGTGCATCTTCCATTAAATCTTGCCACCCTTCAGTTGCCATCATTGAAAAGCGGTTTTCGTAATAGCTCTGTAGTTTTTTGTCTATCATTCTTTGTCCTGTTGGAGAATGTTGGTGGTTACTAACTTATTTTTGCAAGTTTACCACACTTTTGATAAAAAGTCAAGTAGTTTTTTATTAGTTTATAAAAACTGCTCTAAACTGTCATATAAGCCACTAGCAGTCCTCTGCCCCAGCATAATCGCTAAAAGTCTTTAATACTGCGTAGATTGCAGGGATTAAATCGCCTTCTAAATCTTCCATAGCAATGTAATGTGCGTTCTCTTTAACGGTAGCCATGTTGCCATGCCGAGCATCTTCGTTGTAATAGATTGCAACTTGAACTTGGATTTGGTCTTTTGTACCAAAGAAGTTCGTGATTCGTGCGTAGGCTTCGGGGGCTGGTACGCCAAATTGGGTTTCAACTGCTAGTTTTAGTGCCATGTAAATCTCCTTAGTAAGTCATTTCGGTTGTGCGGATTTGGCAAACTGTACGAATAGTCGTTGCCGCTTGCCCTGTAAAGGTAACTCTTATTCCACCGTTAGTCGTATCGGCTGTTACTGCAATATCCCAAGTTGCCGCACCCAAATCTGCATAGGTAGACGTAACTGTAGGAATCCCAACTAAAGCCGTAGCCGCAGCATTAGCACCTCGTTTAATTACACCTTCAATAGTCCAGCCTTTAGCATCTCCACCGCCAGTAACTCCTGAGATAACTTCGCCAGTAAAGAAGTAAGCAGAGTTGTTAGGTAGTATTACTTGGTTTGTTGTTCCTGCTGCGCTTGTATTTGAGCGTAGTGCCGTAGGAGTAGCGTCTGTGGTTTGAACCGCAAGAACAAGTACAGAAGATTGATTTGCGCCAACTGTTGAACCAATAGGAGCGCTAGACGCTGCCATAGCAACAATACCGTCAATACTTCTAGTAGTTGCTTGTCTACCCATTGAAATAGAAGCAACACTATTTGCAGTTGAAGATAGTCCACCTAATACCGTTGAATAAGAGGATGAGGCTGTATTTAAAGCCCCTCCCAAAATCATTGCATGTGAACCAGACGCTGCATTAGCTCCTGCTTGACCTCCTCCAGCAATTACAGAACCAATACCACTAGCAGTATTTCTTTGTCCGCCACCAACAAAACTCCAATCCCCACTAGCCACATTCCTATTAGCCGCAGTACCAGCATCACCACCACCACCGATAAATGAATAACTACCTGTGGCTTGGTTATTACCACCGCCTACTACTACTCCATGAGGAGTAAAGAAAGATAGAGTGCTTGTAGATGAGCCTGATGCGTTTTTACTTAAAGTTAAAGCTGTTCCACT